GATAAACAAGGATGGGCCTTATTCATATCAACGCCCGATGGTACAGCCAGTTGGTTTTACGATTTGTGGTGTTATTGCGAAGAAGGATATGAAGATTGGCAGCGATGGAGTTTTACGACAATAGAAGGGGGAAACGTACCAGCGGATGAAGTTGAAGCAGCCCGTACCCAATTAGACGAACGAACATTCCGACAAGAATTTGAAGCAAGTTTTGAAAATTTAACGGGCCTAGTGGCTGTATCGTTTGACGATGCAAATATTTCGCCAATAGCAAAAGACATAAAAATCATGCCAATCCTTTTAGGGGTTGACTTCAACGTAGATCCAATGAGTGGGGTATGTGCAGTAAAAGACGATGAGAATCTCTATGTATTTGATGAAATCATGCTGACAGGAGGTGCTACGACATGGGATTTTGCAGAAGAAATTGTCCGTAGATATGGAGTAGAACGAAGAATTGTTGCTTGTCCTGACCCAACAGGTGGTGCAAGAAAAACAGCAGGTGTTGGATTAACAGACCACAATATTTTGCGCCGTAGTGGTTTTACTGTTTCAAGTCCTAAAGCTCCTTGGAAAATCAGGGACAAGATCACAGCAGTTAATACAGCACTTCTTGATGCATCTGGAGCGCGAAGAACATTTATTCATCCAAGGTGTAAGGAATTAATAAAATCGTTAAGAACACTGACTTACACACCAAATACAGGGTTACCAAATAAGAATTTAGGTGTTGATCATGCGTTTGACGCTTTTGGATATTTGTGTCTTCAGCAGTTTAATTTGGCAAAACCAGAAACATTAGGGCAGACTACGTACAGGATTTATTGAATTATGGCTAAAAAATCTGCAGCAAAAGCTCGTTGTGAGGGCTATTTAGCGACGATCAAGAAAGGAAAAAAGAAAAAATCAATGTCTAAAAAGACTAAATCAAAGAAAAAGTAGCCTTTTTAAGCATTAAGATATTTCAAAACGCTTTTTATCATGGAAATCACAACAGAAATGCTTGATGTCATTGAAAAGCTAAAAGGAAAGAGGAATCCAGCTCTTTGGGATCCTAGATGTGCTCAGTTTTTAGAAGAAAAAAGCAAAGGTTCAGTGAAAACAGCTGTAAAACAGAGTAACAACAGTTAAACTATTCGTAATCTCTCTCTTGTGATTAAGTCATGGCTTTTTTCCGTGGTGAAGAAGGCTCCGTAAAGTTCAAGAACGGCACTGGCACAACTGCTGCCGTGGCATCTACTAGGAACTGGAGTCTTAATGTCACTAAAGACACTCTTGACTGCACAGCTCATGGTGCAACATCAAGGGCTTATGTTGGATCTTTAGTTTCTGCTAGTGGTTCTGTTGAATTGATGTATACAGCAGAAGGATCTGGTGCTTCTGATGAGTTAATCAAGGATGTATTAACTGCAGAAGATGCAGGTGATGCTCAATTTGAGTTATTCTTAGACACGACTGGCACTAAAAAAATCTCTTTTAGTGGGATTGTAACGAGTACCGATTTTGGTGCTTCAGTAGGTGATCTGGAATCTGTAAGTGTTAGCTTCCAAGCAACTGGCGCAATCACGCAAGCTGTTTAAGGGGGTAATAATCACGAGAGGGTAATTCCGTGACGTATGCCGTTCCTGGTGCAATTCGTACTCATCATGTAAGTACTACCTACGCAGGAAGTATTGACAGTCCTTTTACTAAAACAGCCGCTGTGCTGGAACAGTTAAAGGGATGGGAAATTATGAAGGCGGTAACGCTAGGGACGGAATACTTGCGGGAAAATTCAGAAGCCTTTCTGCCTCTAGAACCTCGTGAAGATTACGCTGCATATTTAGCGCGTGTTAATCGGGCTGTATTTTCTCCTTATACACAGCGACTAGTTAGAGCTGCAACAGGATTAATTCTTCGAAAGCCCATAAGTTTAATAGGAGATGCATATTGGACTGATGTTTTTGCTAAAGATGTAGATGGTTGCGGATCAGATTTAGATGAATACGCCCGAAGAAATCTTATATGTGCTCTTACTTACGGTCATAGCCACACTTTGGTGGATTTTCCTGCTCCAACAGGGGCAAAAAGTCTTGCGGAAGAAAGGTTGCAAAATCGTCGGCCCTATTGGATAGAAATAGATCCAGCCAATATTTATGGTTGGCGTCTAGATAGGGAAGTCAATTATGGCAATTTAATTCAGGTTCGAATAAAAGAGAAAGCTGTTGTTTCTACAGGTGAGTTTGGAGAAGAAGTTTTTGATCAAGTTCGAGTCATTGAACCAGGCAAATATCGTATTTATAGGGAGAAAGAAAGCAATAAAGACTTAAAAGGCACTGGTCCTGCTTATTCATCACAATTTAATTCTCCTGTAAATCAGCGAGATTATGAATTGGTTGAATCTGGCGACTACAGCTTGTCTGAGATTCCTCTAGTGACCGTTTACACGGGTAAAACGGACACAATGACCAGTAAACCGCCGCTTTTGGACATTGCCTACCTGAATTTGGCACATTTCCAGCGTCAAGCTGACCTGATTCACAGTCTTCACGTTGCATCTCAGCCTTTATTAGTGATGGAAGGGTGGGATGATCAAACAAAAGATATGGCTATTAGCGTTAATTACGCGATGGCCACCCAACCAGGCAATAAAGTTTATTACGTAGAACCAGCAGCAAGTGCATTTGAAGCTCAAGCAGCAGAAATTGAAGAATTACAAGCTCAAATGTCATCTTTAGGGATTAGCACCCTTTCTCAGCAAAAATTTGTTGCAGAATCAGCAGACGCACGACGTTTAGACCGTGTGGACACAAATTCAATGCTTTCGATGGTTTCGCTTGATTTGGAGCAGAAATTACAAAAAGCTTTTAACCATTCTGCAGAATACTTAGGTTTACAACCTCCAGAAATTAAAATTAGCCGTGATTTTGATATTGATAAGCTAATAGGGCAAGATGTAACAGCATTAAATGCATTATTCGAGCAAAAAGTAATAGATAGGGATGAATTTAGACGAATTTTAGTCGATGGAGAAGTATTACCAGGTGCAACCGAGGAGGATCCTGTCTAGTATATTAGAATAATGTTCAAATCAAATTTCTGATTATGGCATCTAAGAATTTAGATTCGGGTGTAACAGCCGAAGAATTAGAGGCGTCATTTAAACCGAAAGCTGCTTCTAAGCCAAAAAGCACTAGTGTTGCTGGTTTAACCGCTAAACAAAAGAAAGAAATCACCAAACCTTCCAATCCAACTAATCTCGACATCTAATCATGGTTGAAGAAAAAGTTATCCAGCAGGAGTCTGTGGCTCCTGTTGAGCAGTCTGTGACTGCTACCGATGCTTCTCAAACAACACCACCTCCAACGTTTGATTATCAAGCACAACAAACTCAAATTGCTGCTCTTGAGAAACGTGCTTTAGAAGCAGAGAAAAGAGCAGAAGAAACATCTAAAGCTTTTGAAGGGATAAAAGGCAAATTAGATGATGTTTACAAAGGAAAAAGGAAAGAAATGGAAGATCAGGGGCAATTTAAACCTCTTTGGGAAGAAGCTAACAAGACGAATCAAGCAAAAGACCAACAAATTGCTGATTTAAATTCACAAATAGAGGAATTGAGACGTTCCACTGAGACAAAAGACACTAGAAATGATGCTTTGGCAGCCATTAGCAATGCTGGTGCGATCAATGCAGAACAGACCCTTTCTTTACTGGAGAGGCAATTACAAAAAAATGCTGAAGGTAAAACAGTAATTTTAAGCGGAGGGGTTGAACAAGATCTTTCGACTTATATAAACAATTTAAAGCAGCCTAGTTCTGGTTGGGAGCATCATTTCAAGCCAAGTACAACAGCAGGTATGGGAGCAAAACCAACTCCTAATTCAACAATTGCACCAGGGATGGACAATCCATATAAGACGGGCAATTTAACTCAACAAATGATATTATCTAATAATGACCCTGATCTAGCAGCAGTGCTGCAAAGAGAAGCATCCCAGCAACAACCACCCAAATAACAATTTCCATATTTAAGTCCGTGACTTAAGGAAAGCGTTACTAAATCCGTGATTTAGAGGTTGTTGCCACCGAGTCTGTGACTTGGAGGTCGCAATTAAACATTTACGGAGGATGAAATGGCAGCCCCATTTCAGAATTACTCTGGTGGTGTTCTCCTTGCAGACATCGTCAAGAGAAATAATCTGTCTCGGTATGTATCTGAGGCAATTCTTGAGCGCAGTCTCTTTATTAAAAGTGGTGCTGTAGTTCGCAACTCTTTCCTTGATTCCAAGGAAGGTGGTACACGTATTCAAGTCCCTGAGTTCAACCCCATTGCTCCAACTGAGGAGGTAATGACGGGTGCTGCTAACTGGGGTACAAGTACTGCTGGTTATCTAACACCACAAAAGATCACCACAGACACACAGATTGCATCGATTTGCCACAGAGGTTTTGCCTATGCGGTTGATGACATTGCAACCTTGGCTGCTGGTGAAGATCCAATGCTTCACATCCGCAACCAACTTGCAGATGCAATCAACAAACTGAACAGCCAAAGACTGTTTTATCAGTTGCATGGTCTTTTCGGTACAGCTTTAACAACAAACAAGCTTGATCTTGCAAAAGCTGCTGGATCTGGAGCTGCTGAAGCTAACTATCTGACAGGTTCCAATGTTGCTCAAGCACGAGCACTTCTTGGAGAACGTGGTGACGAATTAGACACCTTAATTGTTCATCCAAACGTTGGTTTCTACCTGTATCAGGTTGGATTACTAACCTTCTCTTCTTCTTCCCTAACTTCTGGTGGTGCAATCACCTGGGGTGGTGGTGGTGTTGGCGTTGGTGCTCAAAGCATCGGTCAGTTTGCTGGCATGAACGTCATTATGGATTCACAGGTGAACGCAGTTCAACCTGGTTCCAGTGGACATATCAAGGAGTACTACTGCTACTTGGTTAAGTCCGGCACAATTATGGAAGGTGTTCAGCAAGATCTCAGGATTGAAGCTGATCGCAACATCTTGTCCAAGCAAGACGTTCTTTCAGTTGATTATCACACTGCGTACCATGTCATGGGTACTAAGTGGGGTAACGCTGCTGACAACCCAACCAACAGTGTTCTTGGTAATAAGGACAACTGGACTGCTACATACAACGTTGATTTGATCCCTATGGTTCAATTAACTGTTAACACACCACTAGATACATCGACACTTTGATCTAGTATCTAGTAGGCACATGGTCAAAACCCCACTCGGCATTGGTCTGCATACGGGTGGGGTTTTTTCTTACCGCTACATCTT